TCCGATGTCAATTCTAATACAGGACGATTCATAGAAAGATTTATGTGGATTGTTGTAGCCGCAGGAATAGGATTATTAGTATATTTTTTACGCACATAGGAGGTATTTATGGCGGATCCAATAACAAGTTCAGTAATAGGTATAGCTGACAAAGTCTTAGGTAAGTTTGTTGCAGACAAAAACCTAAAAATGAAACTTGAGCATGAACTCAAGACACAATTACAAACAGCTAATCTTTCACAGATTGAAGTAAATAAAATCGAAGCAGCCAGTAAAAACTGGTTTGTTGCTGGTTGGCGTCCATCTGTAGGTTGGGGTTGTTCAGTTGCAATGATGGTGCATTTTATTATCTTACCTGTAGGTGAGTGGATTGCTGCGCTAGCTGGTGTAAAAGTAGATATGCCGGAGTTTGATTTTACTCAGTTATCTACCATACTTATGGCGATGCTTGGAATGGCAGGACTCAGGACTTTTGAAAAACAAAAGAAAGTAGCTAGAGGGGATGACTAATATATGGCTTACTTTAAGCTAAGAAATTTTAATGGTATTGCACCGCAAGTCTCTCCTAGATTATTAGGCGAAGGTTTAGGGCAAACTGCAAACAACACAGACCTAGATCGTGGTGTATTGACACCAATCACTAGCAATAGCACAGTAGCTACATTAAATGCAGCAGCTAGGGCTGGTTTATATAGGTATGATTTTGGTGGTCAAACTTATAATTTAGAATTTACTAACGCTGTAGATGTACAACCGGGACCAATCGCAGATGATGCTTTTGACCGTTTGTATTGGACTGGAGCTGGGTTTCCACAAATGGGTAGTTCTACACAACTACTTGCTTCTGGTTCCGGTGCTTACCCAAGAAGTTTTTTCAGACTAGGCATACCTGCACCAACTAGTGCTGCAAGTACAAGTATAACTTCTGGTAGTGATGATGGTACGCAAACGCAATACAGTACATCTTATGTATATACTTTTGTATCTGCATTTGGTGAAGAGGGCCCACCATCGCCGGCGTCTACGGTATTAACAAAAGTAGATGGGCAGACTGTAACTATCTCTGGCATGGACACTGCTACTTCTAAAAGTAATACTAACTTAGCTAATAAACGTATCTACCGTTCTAACACTGGTTCTAACACCACGAATTTTCAGTTTGTAAAAGAAGTTACTTTGGCTACGGCAAGTACAACTGATAATCTAAACAATGATGCTTTGGCTGAGATAATACCTTCTACCTATTGGATTGCCCCACCAGACGATGACACTAGTACTTACCCTAACGGACAGATGTTAGGTTTGACTGCTATGGCAAATGGTATCTTTGCTGGGTTTAGTGGTAAAAGAATTTGTTTTTCAGAACCTTTTTTACCACATGCTTGGCCGGTAGCATACCGTATAACACTTGAAGAAGAGATTGTTAGTATGGTTATGGCAGGACAAGTGTTATTTATTGCTACTAAAGGTACCCCTTATATAGCCGCTGGTACAGACCCACAATCTATGAGTGTGGTACGTATGGAAGCAGCACAAGCATGTTTGAATAAAGAGTCACTTGTAGATATGGGGGACTTAGCTATTTATGCTTCACCTGATGGTTTAGTGGGTGCTTCGGGTAGTGATATTGCAGTATTAACCCAAGGGATAGTTACACCTAAACAATGGCAGGCACAGTTCTATCCCTCTACAATTAAGGGTTTTCTGTGGCAAGGTAAATATATAGGACAATATTACACTGGCTCTGCCTATGGCGCTTTTCTGTTTGACCCCCGTGGTGGTAAAAACGCTTTTACCACAATTAGTTCAATAGCTACAGGTCATGCACAAGGTGGTTTTACTGACCCTGATGACAATGAACTGTACCTTATTGACTATGATTCCGGTGGTGGTAATGCTCAAGTAGAACTTTTTCAAGGTAGCGCTACAAATACTACGCAAACATTTAAAACAGCCGAATTTGTTTTACCTAGACCTACTAGTATGAACTTTGTAAAAGTAGAAGCCGAAGCATATTCTGGTTCTGGTATTACAGTAAAAGTATTTGGTGATGGTACAGAAATATTTGACGCTACAATTACAGCCTCTGGGTCCGTGTTTAGTGCAACAGGTTCTGCACCTACCTCTTTTAGTGCAACAACAATTATGGAACCAATTCTAAGGCTACCTACTGGAGTACACAAAGTATATGAAGTAGAAGTATCAGGTGCGCATACTATAAATGAAGTCTGTATTGGAGAGTCTATAGATGAATTGAGGGCTATCTAATGGCTACTGATAAAACTAAATTACCTGCAATACCACCAATACCCTCTAATGCTGATCCACAACTAAAAACATATTTGGCTGCAGTTGATGAGGCACTAAAAGTACGTCTTGGTAGAACAGGTGACCCAAAAGATAGAGCGGTAACTGTACGAGAACTTATTGATGCTGGTCTAGCTGAAAACTTTTTAGAAAACCCTTTTAACCCAAATGCGGGCACACCAGATAATACTTTTGTACCCACTAACACTATAGAACTTACAGTACCGCCAGATGTTACTGGGTTTTCAGGTGCCGGCGCATTCCAAAAAATTATTCTTTCTTGGGATTTAGCTCAATTTCCTAACTTTGCTTTTACTGAGATATGGCGTCATACGAGTAATTCTATTGGAGATGCAACACGAATAGATACTACTCGAGCTCAGGTATATGCGGATACTGTAGATGCAGGTGCAAACTTTTATTATTGGGTTAGACATGTATCTACCTCTAATATTGTTGGTCAGTTTACTAGCGGTATTAACGTAACTACTTCTAAAGTTTCTAGCTCAAACGTTACTGATTTTTTTACTGCTGACTCTATAACTGCAGCTTCTGGTGTCATTGCTGACGCAACAATAGGCACGGCTGAAATAGCTAATTCTGCTATAACTACGGCAAAAATAGATAATGCAGCAATAACTAATGCAAAAATAGATAATGCCGCTATTACTTCGGCAAAACTTGGTTCTGCAGCAGTAGAGACACTTAAAATAGCTGACCAAGCTGTTTTTGTTGAAGAAGTTGCAGTTTTAGCTAGTGACATCAATTTACAAGAAGTTGGACCAAGTGGTAGTTATACAACGATATTAACTAAATCTATAACTCTTTCTAATACGACATCAAATTCATCAATAATTATTAATGGATTATTAGAAGCAGAAGAAATTTGTAATAAATTTCGCATACTTAGAGTTAGAATTAGAAGAGGTTCAACAGTTTTAGCAGAATATGAAAGTAATATTTTTGGCGGGGTATTTTTTCAAGGTATAGCGCCTTTTAATATTTTTCCTGTATTTTTAGTAGATACAGCTAACGATGGCACAACTACTTACACGTTAGAAGCTAAAGATGCATCAACTCCGGGTACGCCAACATCAGGTAATACTATAAAAATACATCTAGGCACAACAACATTTAGTATTGGGGGTGCAAAACGATGAAAAGATATCTGGTTTATGATAAAGAATCTGGAAAAATACTTACTGCTTTACAAACAGCAAATGACCCCCAAGTAGATATACCTGATGGATGTGATTATATAGAAAGTGAAGAAAATTTTATAAATAAAAAAATTGATATTGTGAATAAAAAAGTTATAGAAGATACAAGCACTATAGAAAAAGCTATCTCAACAAAAGATGTAATAAGAAGGGAAAGAAATTATATATTACTGACTACTGATTGGACACAAATGCCTGATGCACCTTTATCAAATTCTAAAAAAACAGAATGGGCAACTTATAGAACACAGTTAAGAAACTTACCAAGTAATTATACTAATGATGATGACATCACTGATGTTACTTGGCCTACAAAACCATCATGATTTTATACACCGAAGAACAATTAGAAATAGCGTATACTGAGTATCGAAAACTGCATATGAGAAACAATGTGCCGTTTCTTAAAAAAGAAGACTTTAGAGTATTATTTGAATTCCTTATGGAGAGTACTACATTAGAATATGTATGATATGACTATGTTTGAGATTACGTTAAACGATTTTTATGTTGAATTTATAGGGTTTGTACTAACCCTGTTAGTAGGTTTAGCTGTTAAAGACTGGGCGGTGGGCTTTGTAAAAGGCGCTACCTTCCGTCTAACATCTTCATTTAAAGAAGGTGATAAAGTAATTTTAGACGGTGATACCGCACTTATTATAAAAGTAGGGTTTTCACAAACAGTATTTGGGGTGTACAACGATGACGGTTACACGTGGCGTTACATATCAAATCAAAAGATTGATGCATTAAAGCTAGAGAAGATTGTAGACTCTGAACTACATGCTGATACAGCTGAGGAGAAAGCACAAAAACTTAGGTCTTTTTTGAAAGACGACGATAATGAGGTAAAATAAACTTTTAAGTGAGGTAAATATGAGTGCAACTAGAATGATGAAAGACAAAGGTAAAGGTAATATTGGGGACATGAAAACCCAAGAGAAAAGACTTGAACCTAGAGGTAGTGGTAATAGTGCTAACGACTTTCCAGATTTAACTGGTGACAATAAAGTTACTATGGCTGATATTTTAAAAGGTAGAGGAGTAGACATTGCCTAGAACTAGAAAGAAAACCTCTATGAAGGTTAAAAAGAAAGCTTTGACTAAACGTCAAGAAGCTACTATGAAACGTCACAGTAAACATCATACAAATAAACATATGAAGTATATGAAACGTAGAATGCTTATGGGTGATACTTTTACACAAGCTCATAAAAAGGCAAAGAAACAGGTAGGTGATTGATGCCAGCAAAAAAAAGAAAAACAACTAAGAAAAAAAGTGGTGCTAAGCCAACTAATCCAGCTTTATATGCTAGAGTAAAAGCTGAAGCTAAACGTAAATTTAAAGTATATCCTAGTGCCTATGCTAACGGTTGGTTAGTTCGTACGTACAAGAAACGTGGTGGCGGTTACAGGTAATGGCTAACACGAAACCCAAAGGAGGCTTAACAGCTTGGTTTGGTAAAGGTAAAAAAGGTGACTGGGTGGACATTGGTGCACCTAAGAAAAAGGGTAGGTATCAAGCTTGCGGTCGTAAATCGGCTAAAAAAAGCAAACGTGCATACCCGAAATGCGTACCACGGTCTAAGGCCCGTAGTATGACAGCTGCTCAAAGACGTAGTGCGGTAGCACGTAAACGTAAAGCAGGCAACCCGGGCGGTAAACCCACAAATGTAAAAACTATAGTAAAAAGGAAAAGACGTGCCACAAAGAAAAAGAAGTAAAATGCCTGCTAGGAACAAGAAGAACTTCCGTTCTACGAAGTCTGGTGCGGGTATGACTCGTGCAGGTGTGAAAGCCTACAGACGTATGAATCCTGGCTCTAAGTTAAAAACTGCTGTTACTGGTAAAGTAAAGAAAGGTAGTAAAGCTGCGAAAAGGCGTAAATCATTTTGCGCACGTTCTGCAGGACAAATGAAGAAGTTTCCAAAAGCTGCGAAGAATCCTAACTCTAGGTTAAGACAAGCACGTAGACGTTGGAAATGTTAATGTATTACAAACACATGGATCTAGATCCTGTATTTGTGTAAAATGAGATTATTATGGCAACTAGAAGACAGAGAAGACTTAGAAGGTCTAATATTAAAAACCAAGTTACTGGCGAAGTAACAAAGGTTCAAAATACAAGACTTGAAGCTTTTAAAAAGAAACATGGGCGTGGTCCTGCTACTGACTCTGAAATAGATCAAGTTTATGGTAGAGGTGCTGCTGACAAAGCGTATGGCGACGCCATGAAGAAAAGGAAAAAAAGGTAAATACTATGGGTAACAGAGTAAAGAAAACAAAAGGCATTTCTAATATAAATGGTATGAAAGTACAAGATACTCAACTTATACCATACCCGACTCAAAAAATGGGGCCATCTATAACATTATATAGAAAACCTAAACCTAAACCTAAACCTAAACCTTACGGAATGTATAAGGGCCCAATAAAACAGAATAAACCTATTCCTTACGGAATGAAGCGCCCCAACAAATGACAAACGGAACTAGAGAAAAAATTAAAAAAGGCACACTTAACATTAAAAATACTGTTACGGGTGAGAAGACTAGAGTTAACAACTCAAGAATGCAAAACACGTATTTGTCTGGTGGTGCTAAAGTACATGCTGATAATGAAGGTCTACATGACTATAAAGTTTCAGGGCGTGTAGGACAAGGGGATAAAAGTATTTCATTTGAAAAAACAAAAAGGGATGCAAGAATTTCTGTTGATAAAGGAAGACATTCAGTTAGTATAGGAAAGTCTCCATATGGTGGTAAGTTAAAAGGAGATGAAACTAAAATTGAATATAGGTATAAATTAGGAAAATGATAAATAGACCTGTAAACCACAAAGAACCACACACATACAAAGACTTGTGCACTAAGAAGTATTCTACAGTTCCGAATCACGATGGTTCTGTACCCGGTGAAAAACAATCTATATTTGTTGACACCAAATCACATCGTAAATTTAAAAACACTAAAGCGGAGTATTAATGTACGGTAAAAAGAAACCTATGAAGAAAAAAGGCATGACTAAGAAAGCCAAGCCTATGAGAATGAAAAGAAAGAAAGGCGGTTATTAAGCTTTTCCTGCTTTTTTATTTCTTTTAAAAGATCTATTTTGACTTTTATGTTGAACCGTTAAGTTTGACGGATCACTATTCATTGGATTGCCATCTTTATGGTGTATATCAAAACCACTACCTTTTGTAACACGCCCATCTCTTAGAGCTTGTCTACGTACTTTATTACGCATAGCACGCCTTTTCTTTTGTTCAGGCGTTCCTTGATAACGAGCGTATTCTTGTTTGTAATTTCTAGACATTAATATTGAGTTGAAGGGTCTTCTTTTGCAGGTCTATTTGCAACAGCTTTAGGCACAGGTCGGGCATTACCGCGAAGTTGTTTTATTTGATAACCCGCAGCAGCATTACGTAAATTAATAAGTTTTCTTACTAATTCATCCGCATTAAACCAGAAGGTTGAATCGGCTTCAAAGTCATATCGTCCACAACCTTTACACCTTTTATCACCAAACTGGCGTACTGTACACCACCCAATACAAGGTGAGTCAGCTAAGCTATTACACTCTCCTGTTAAACTAGAGAGGTTTTTACCACTCATAAGTGCTATTTTACACATAAATTCTCTAATTTGGCTACAAATTCTGAGATACTCATAGCTTCTGTCATGAACTGCGATTTAGTAATATTGTTTACATTATCAAAATCTTGAGTCATAAAGACCGAATTACCTATACCGAGAGCAGCGAAACACGGCACACCTTCTTCTTTACGTGCTTTAAGCCAGGCACACTGTTGCGGTGTTAAATTAAAACAAATAGATGTTCCGTCTTTTTTGGGTAATTCTTTTTTATATTTATACTCTACAAAACAAAGCCCGGCATTGCCTGAATAGAAACAATCTGGTACGCCGCCGTGGTAAGCGTCGTTAATTTTCCATTTGTAGATAGTGGAAGGAAGTTTTTTGTGTACTTTATTTATAAAGTGACGTTCTTGCATACATTACACCGGATCGTGGCCGTATGTAATATATTGTAGCACATACGACGACGCATCTTGTCGCCGTATGTACATCACTTTTAGGAGTCGGTTGGACCTAAGTTAAGCTTTGAGTATACTTCTTTAGCATACTCATAGTCTTCTTCAGTTACCCAACCTTGGTTTTCTGCATTCAAGTTATAGAACTTTTGTGCAGCCCTGTTTTGTGTTTGTAGAGAACTTAGTTTCCACAAAGCACTGAATCTATCGCCTCCTAGCTGTCCAATTTGAGTGTTCCACTCTCGTGAAACTCTTAGTTTGGATGAAGCAAAGTCCATAAGAAAAGGAGTTTTAAGTAACTCACCTGTCTCTGGATCTTTACGAAGTAATAGATGTGATTGAGTTTGAATGATCTCATGATCTTCAGCTTTCAATCCTTCTTTTGCAAGATGGTCGAGGGCTGCTGATTGACTTGTATAAGTACCAATCAACCCACCACCGCTCTCACGTTTTCTCCAAAGAACAAAGTCTTCTTTAAAATGTACGTTAATAACGTATAGCTCCGTGCCATAGTTTTCGTTAGTAACACTATTTATAAAGTCTCCCGGTTTAGCACCGTCAATGTACGCGTCATGGTTAGGATCCACTTCGCTGTTCATTTGTTGGAGTAACTTTACTCTTGGGGTTTGTAAATGCTCGGCAGTGACATTTTCATTACCAAGCCCTGACGCTTCTTTGACGTGCGCTGGCACGTTGCTAGAAACTAGTGATATAGCTGTTTCGCTCATTGTTCACCTTTCTTTTTTCGTGTTTAAATTTACTTACTTCGGTAATTAACTTTAGTAAGCTCCGTGGAACGTACGCCCGGAACCGAAGGTTCCATAGCGATAAGTTCCCTATAAGCTGTAGCTGACATACGTTTCTGTAACAATTCAAAACGACCTGTGTCGCTTATGTGTTGATGCAGAACATCCCAGTCTTCTACAGTTGGTACTGTTTCTGTTTTAAGAGAAATAGTACATACATCGTTACCGGTTTGAGTAAGACCTTGTCTTTCCATATCGGCAGCGATTTCTGCTTCCAGAGCATTTTGTACATTCTTTAGTTCTTTCTCTTGTTCGAGAAGGACCTTAAGCTTTGCACGTGTGTCTGCAAGCATATTCATTTTATCATCAAGAGTAACTTGTTGATTTTCCATAATAACTCCTAGTGGATGACTTGATTTTCTGTTAAGTCAATACGTAAGTCATCGTATACGATATTGACTCCTTTAGTAAGTTCAACAGCGAATAAAGCTGCTTCTTTTACAATTTCTTTAATATCTGGTTCTAAATCTTGGTCTAGATAACTAGAGACAATGAGTTCAGATATTGAATAAATCAAAGCTGTAGCTAGAACAGTATTATCTGTTTTAGTAAGTTCATGTAATTCTTTCTGTGGGAGTTTACCTAATTGTAAAATCTTTTTTGAATCTGACATTTCCATATTATACCTTATGTAATTTACTAAGCACGTTAAGTAAACTTTCCATGCGATTTAGTTTACCGTTTAATTTGTTGTATACCTCTGATTCCCATGTATTTCTAGCTGAAATAAGTATTGTTTCAGTTTTTTGAGTTTGACCAGAACGATGTATACGTCTATTGAATTGTTGAAAATGCTCTGCATTGTACGTAGGTGAGCACCAGATAATTGTGTTAGCTTTAGTAAGTGTAAGACCATGACCTGCTGACTGTGGGTGTGCAAACAATACTTTGATTTGTCCGGCTTGAAAGCGTTGTACAATTTCAGGCCGTCTTTGTGCAGGTACAGAACCGTCGATCACTTCATATGTATAGCCACGTTTTTCTGCAAGTTCTATAAGTGCATCGCGTTCATGTTTCCAATTAAATGCTACAAGCGAATGTTTACGTACATCGACTAGATCCATAACAAGTTCATATCTATCTTGATGAAAATACTGAGTAAGACCATTTTCATCATATACACCACCACTAACGAGTTGTAATAGTTTTTTGACTCGAGCACCTGCATTGACTGCATTGATAGTCCCTTGTTTTGTATACAATACTGACTCTTCAGCAAGTGTTTTGTACATTTTAGCTACCTGCGGGGAAAGTGTTGTATATACAGTTCGAACTATATTGTCAGGTAAATCAATACAATCTTCTAGCGCGTGACGTATGGTAATGTCTTTAAGTTGATTAGCAATTACTTCTTCTATACCGGGCTTGTCTGTCCATACATTGGCAAAGCCATTGAACTGTGGCGTACAGACTTGATGACGATACGAGTAAAATCGCGAACCTAAATGTTGTCCGTCATCTATTAAATGGACTGGATGCCAAAGATCAAGAATGCTATTAGTATTAGGAGTTCCAGACATACCGACCCTTCGCTCGAATATTTCTGATAGCTTTTTAATGTTCTTGGAACGTTTAGCGTCTTTATTTTTGAAAGCAGTAAATTCATCAATTACTAAGTTTTTAAAGTTTGTTAATAACTGTTGATTTTTAACTAAGAAATTGACCGCTTCAAAGTTAGTA